AGGTTATATAGGACGGGGATAGTCCATTTACACAACTAATTCATTTAATGATTTAGACGTTTTATGAACAAAAATAAAAATGAACATCCGAACCAAATAATCTCTCTAACGCCAAGACATCTTAAGATTGTCGACCTTTGCGTTAAAGGATGGCCGCCTAAAGACATTGCATCTCATCTAGGTATGAGCAATTATGCAATCTCTATCATTATGAAAAGCCCAACATTTAAGCATGAGTTTGCTATCAGGCGCGCTATTCATGAAGAGAGAGATGATGGTGTAGATATTAGAGAAGAAGATGAAGTTACTAAGACGCTTAGAGAGGGAGCTAGGGCGGCCGCACATAAACTTGTTGCTCATATAGATTCTGTTGAAGACTCTATCTCTGTCAAATCATGTGCAGAGGTATTAGATAGGACTGGATATACTAAGAAGAAAGATGAAGTAGCTGCTATCATAGCCCCTACAATCATTATTAATGAGAAGGAGGGGAAAGCTCTTGTAGAGAGTATGGAGATGGTAGGTGGAGCTTGATGCTAAGATAATTCAGAAGATGAGAGATTTAGGTAAGCAATCTCTATTCTTCCTATGTAGAGGTATTTTAGGATTTAATGACTTGAACAAAGCCATTCACGAGCCGGTTTGTCGAGCTTTGCAAGATTATGAGAAGAATCCCAAACTCATCATAACATTACCTAGAGACTGGTTTAAGAGCTCAATCGGCTCGATAGGCTATCCGATTTGGAGAGGATTAGATAACCCGAATTGTAGGGGTCTTGTTGTTCAAAACTCATTCTCTAATGCATGTAAGAAGTTACAAGCAATAAAGCAGATTTTTGAGAAAAACGCAATATTTAGAGCTCTCTATCCAGAAGTACTACCAGACAAAACATGTAGATGGGCAACAGATTGTCTAACTGTAAAACGTTCTGCTGCTCATCCAGAAGGAACATATGAAGCTGCAGGAACAGGCACTGCTGTAACATCTCGGCACTACGACTACATCATTGAAGACGACACTGTAGCTCCAGAGAAAGATGCTATGAAAGGTCTTATCCAACAACCTACTCAATTAGAGATTGAGAAAGCGATTGGTTGGCATAGAGTTGCAACGCCTCTCCAACTACATCCAACGAAATCTCAGAGAGTTGTTATTGGAACGAGGTGGACGGAAGGCGACTTGATTGGTTGGATTAGGAAGTTTGAGCCCGCTTATAAAGTTATGGAAGTCTGCGCAGAGACTGATGATGGAGAAGTTGTGTGGGATAGGTTTGATAGAGATACACTCACTCAGATTGAGCAAGCCTTAGGACCATACATGTATAGTGCTTTATATCTCAACAAACCTCTGGCGACAATAAATCAAGTATTTCAGAGAAGTTGGATTCAATACTACTCTACTTTCTCAAAGATGGAAGGAGCTAGACTAATCTATTGCACTTCCGTTGACCCGGCAGCTTCAGATGCAGAAGGCTCATCCGACCCAGACTACAACGTTGTCCTAACAACCGGTGTAGACCCAAAGACTGGACACGTTTATGTTGCTAAAATATCCAGAGCTCGAATGAATCCGGGAGAGCTGATAAATGCAATCTTAGACCATCAAGCAATCTTCAAGCCGGTTGTAGTTAAGATTGAGTCTATAGCATATCAACGAACTATCAACTACTGGTTAAGACGGACGAGAGAGAAGCTTGGTAGACGGTTTTATGTTGAAGAAGTGAAGCATGGGAGAGTTAGTAAAGTTGACAGAATTAGAGCTCTCCAACCCTACTTCGCCGACGGTTTAGTTCATATAAGACCTACTATGTGCGAGTTGGAGAGGGAACTGTTATCTTTCCCTAGAGGAACTCACGACGACATCATCGATGCTCTAGCTATGCAGATTGGTTTTTGGAACAGTGAAACTCAGATGAGGAAAGATGAGGAAGATAAGAGAATTGCGAGCAACATATTCTCTGGAGCATCTATAATTGATGAGTTGTTGGGGAGAACTACCAAACTAAATACTTACCCTCACGACATAGGACATATGAGAGAGAGAGCTGAAGCCGGTCAGCTAAGAAAGTATTCATTCAATGATAGCTAAAAGATTACTAGTACATTGCAATCTTGCTTCAAGTAATAGTGAAGCTAAGAGAATGATAAAGCAATCTGCTATAAAGATTGATGGTGAGAAGATTGATAACCCTAACATAGAGATTACGCCTATAAATGGTATGATAGTGCAAGTTGGTAAGAGAAAGGCTGCAAGGTTAAAGGTTGTATCTTAAAAATCGGCCGGACGGATTTTATTGGAGGAAAAGGGGGTAGTAGCAGGTATTAAAATGTTAGCAGATTTTCACGATGTAGAGAAGCGATGCGAGATGTGCAATGTAAGGATGGTTTTACGCAATACAAGAGACATTGAGCGTAAAAGATTTTGTTCTCGTAGTTGTTTAGGGACATTCAACAATCTATATGGAGACTTCAACAGTTGTGGGGTTCAACCTTCACCCGAAGCTCTTTGGAAGATGAGAGAATCGAAAATGAAGTTGCTTGCAAAAGGGTGGCGGCCTACTGGATGGTTGGCTCATCCGTCTAGAGCTAAAGATAGAGTTAGTAGTAGAGGATATGCTTATTCTGGTGGGAAGCGTGTTCATAGAACTGTTATAGGAGAACATAACATAGGTGTTGATGAGGTTGTTCATCACATGGATTTGAACAAATTGAACAATAATATCGGTAACCTGTGCATTATGAGCAGAGCAGAGCATCTAAAGCTGCATGCTCATATTAGAATGGCTGGTGGTTAAAATTCCTCAAGGTTTTGACAGATGTGTGAAGAATGGTGGTCGGGTAAGAACGCTAAAGTTAAGTGGCGGTCGTTATAGACATATTTGCTATATTAAAGGTAAGAGTTACTTAGGACATATTAAGAGAAAGAAGAAGAAATGATTAAAGAGATGCCAATATCTGGCGGAGTTGATAAGCTCGAAGCTGAAAGAGCTCTCGACATACTGAACGAAGCTGCTAATATAGAAGCTAATCCTAAGATGGTGAAAGCTGTTACAGAGGTAGCGAGGCAAAGAGCTGATAATGCAGTGCGTGTAGCTGAGAGACTTGGAGTAAAAGGTGGTCCTCCCAGCCATCCAGATAGCGTTAGGAAAGATAGAGTTAAGTTCTAAGAAAACACAAAACAAATGGTCAAGATAACTGCTGAAGACTGGTTAGTAAGAATTGATAATGCATTAGAGTATAGACGTAAATTTGCTTGCGAAGATAAGTGGGCAGATTTAGAGAAGTCTTACTTGAACGATTCTAGTGGTGATACAGCTGTAGGCCCGAATCTAATCTACTCACAAGGCGATGCAATTATGAGCGCTCTAAACGTCCCAGACCCTGAGTGTGTCATAACTGCTGAGCATCCAATGGGAGTAGATAGAGCTCCAATCGTTGAGTATATTGACAACTGGTTAATTAGGAAGCTGAAAATAAAGCGGACTGTAGACTTAGCAACTCTTCATTGCTATTTGAAAAGTAAAGGAATAATCAAGATTGGCTATGATAGTGAGTTTGGCTGGTCTCCAAGATTTGACATAGGGACTAGAGAGAGACCTGTCGGAGCAACGTTGACTCAGTTTGATAAGAAGGGGAAGAGAACTGAGTTTATGAATACTGTTCCAGGAATGCCTTGGATTGGAGTTGTTCAGCCAGAAGACTTTGTTGTGCCTTGGGGAACGATTTTTTTGGATGATGCGCCTTGGGCAGCTCACCGGATTGTCAGAAAAAACACATACTTCAAATCCGACCCGAAGTATAAGAACACTAGCCGTTTAGAACCTCAACTATCAATGGAAGATTATATGGCATCTTATACAAAGACGAAGAAGGGCAGGATGCAGTATACTACTGATAAGATGATGTTTGCAAACAGACAGCCAGAGTACAACGTTGCTTGGGAGATACATGATAGGATGAGCGGTAAGGTTTTTGTAGTGTCTCCAGATTATGATAAGTTTTTGAGGGAAGATGATGATGCTTTGTTGGTCGCTGGCTTGCCTTTTGTAGATATGAGCTTCGTCTCTCATCCTCGTTCGTTCTGGGCCACTCCGCAGGCTTATTATCTTGGCCAAATTCAACATACCCAGTTCGATATATCTATGCAGGCTGAGAAGACGAGAAGGATTAACAATCTGAAGTTCCTTGCTAAAAAGGGTGTCATAGACCCTCAAGAAATGACAAGACTGCTCAGTGGCGATGTTGGAGTTTTTGGGTTTATAAATAGTAGCGAGAATATTAAAGATTTGATTGCTACATTTCCTCAAGGTAGTATGATGGACTTTATCATCCAAAGCGACCAGACAAGAAAGGATGCTAGAGAAGTTGTCGGGTTTGGTAGAAATCAGATGGGTGAGGAGATGCAGTCAACTAGGCGAACCGCTAGAGAAGCTACATTTGTTCAGCAAGGTTCTGAGAGAAGAACTGGCAGACGGTTCTCATCTCTAACAAACATGTACATTGAACTTTTGACCAAGCTTAATAAGATATGTTTTAGTTTTTGGAAAACGCCTAGATATGCGATGGTTGGCAATGATTGGGTTAAGTTTAATGCTAGTGAGTTGAAGGGAGACTATTTATATGATATGTCTTTATCAACTACTCGTAATCTTAGTAGAGCAGAGAGAAAGATTGAGGCTATGATGATGATGTCTCAGCTTATGATGGTTCCCGGGATTGACCATGCAGCGTTGTTCAAGTATTTACAAGATGCAGCGAATGATCCAGCGTTTGAAAGGATTTTAGCTCCAGTAATTGGTAAAGCTGGACAAGCCGGCGGTCAAGGGAGTTTACCAACTATTCCAAGTTCTGGAGCTGGGAGATAATTGTAGTGCCGATTTATGACTATAAATGCCCTGAATGTGGTAGGAAGGAGATAGATGTTTTCGTACATCATCATGATGATGTAGTGAAATGTAAGCAATGTCATGAGAAGATGTCTAGATTATTTCCGAACTCATCAAAATACATCGGAGCGGCTTGTTTTCCGTCGGAAGGCATCTTTTTGGAAAACGTTAGTCCAAACGGTCATAGATTTCATTCAAAGAAAGAGATGAAAGCGTTTGAGAAGAAAACAGGAGTAACCATAGGAATGTTGCATTAAAGGTGTTATAATGCGAAAAATAACAGTTGATGTAGAAGATAGCGGCGCAGTAGTAACTCGAATCACTGGAGGCCATCTTTGTAAGAGAGAGTTATTGCGAGTTCTGAAAGCTATTAGATTAGAGTATAGGCATAGCGTCCGTACCTATAGAAAGCAAATGATAATTAAGGCACATAAGGAAATTGAAGCAAGAGACGCTGAAGTTGAAGCTAGTGCTAAGCTAGGAGTAAAAGAAGATGATAGAATTACCAAAGAAAAATAATGATAGTGATGTTAAAGATGCAGCTCCTGCTAACGACGTCATGAACAAGCTGGGTGCTTTGACTGACGAGATTGGTCAGATGAATAGAGATAGGAGAGATAAGGAAGCTGCTGAACAAGCTGGTGTAGAAGAAGATGAGGCAGCGAAGTTGGCTGCAGAAGCTGATTTGAAAGCTTTGATGGAGGGTGTTGACGATGCAGAAGCTGCTAGTGGCATTAGGACTAGAAGGCAACAAGTCGATGATATGAGCAATTCAGAAGTGATGGATGTCATCTCGACTGCTATTGAAACTGCTCTTAATGCTCGATTTGAGCAGTCTACTAAAGATGTTGATAAGAAGTTCAAGACTACTGCAGATGCAATGGGTAAGATTATCGGGCTTCTTGGCAAAATGCAAGCGAATGCTGGATTAGAGAGGATTAAGAGTAAATATCCGGACTTTGACAAGTTTGCGGAAGATACTGGAAAGGTGTTAGA